ATGACAGAGGGGGTACCAAATTTTTTACCCCTCCCCCCTACCTTTAAATACTTTCTCCAAACCTTTAAGTTTGATTCACAAAAAGTTTTTACAATTGCAAATCAAAAACTTTTACAAAACTTTTTCAAACTTTGTTTTGTCAAAAGGTTGGAGAAGGGAAGGAGGATAGGGAAGGTGGCATGGTAGGTAGGGTAGGTGTACCCCAAACATTGAAACAATTACTCAGAGGCTGAGGGAGAGGGCTGGGTAGGGGTAGGGGTAGGTACGTCACCCGCCTTCACCTTGCGAAAGACACCTAGCACGTTCTCTTGTACTATCTCATCGATCGCATCTTGAATAGCTACATGCTGATCGGCTTCTGATAGTTCATCAGAGAACCTTGTTACTCTCGCAAGGAACTCTACTGTGTTGTACCCAGATGATCTATCCCACGCATACCACTCATCCCATTGTGTGAATGGATCGAATGGATTGTCTACTGTAGTTAGCATGTACTCAGGCCTGCTAGGTAGACCCTGCGTTGTGGTGTCGATGTCTGCCATACTCACCTTCCTTTCACGCTCTATCGACACCTTCGTTGATAGTAGACTGTGGAATGCCCAACCTATCGGACACTTCGGACAACGTATAGCCTGATGCCAACATCCGCTTGGCAGCGTTGGTCATAGCATCAGTCATCACGGGATTCTCTCGAGGTGTTGCTCGTTCTCTGATCTTGTCGAGATCAGCGTTGTTGAGGATCCTCTCCAACTTGTGGTTAGAGATAGCTCCTGCCTGGATGGCTTCCCATTCCCTGTCTGTGATAGGGGCCTTGTCAGAGCCTAGTCGAGTCTTCTTCGCACCAGTACGAAGTCTTGCTTCGTTCAATGCTTGACTTCGAACCTTTCGCTCTTCGTCCTTCTCCATGTCAGGATTGTCCCGCTTCCTCTGGGAGAGAATGCGGTTGGCCACCACCTGGGCTTGTCTTTCGAGGGGGGCGTTCTTTTCAGCCTGCCTCAATTTCGCATCCAGGGTACTAACCTCATGGGCGTACACTTGAGCGGCGGACTTAGAACGGGGAATGGGTTTGGTATTCACCAGTTCACGACGGGCCTCATTACCCAGCGCCTTCAAACGATTCGAATGATCAGCATAGATCCGTTCGATTCGAGTATTAGATGGAGACACCAGCGAATGGGCATCCTCTGTCTCAGCCAACCTCTGAGACTTGAACGTGGCTAGCTTGCCATCCTTTCTACGCTCACCAGTTTCTACGTAGACCTTCTTACCCGTCTTGTTGTCAATGGTACCACTTGACGTCCTGGTAAGACCAGGACCAGCGGGGGCATCAACACGCTTGTTGGGGTGAGCCTGAGCCGTAGCTTGACTAATGAGCGTAGACGCACCACGAAGTCCACCCTTAGGGGTAACTCCCTGATACTTGCGCTTCAGATCAGTGATTCCGTTGTCTCGAGCCGAAGCCTTGTAATCGAGGTTATGCTTCTCGGAATCAATGACCACCATGGAGTGACGGACAGCCCGAGCAATCTCATCATGGGAAGCACCATGAATAGTCATGTCGGTAATGAGGTTGGTCACATCACCCATCAGAAGACCCTTACGAGAAGGGGTAACTGTAGGATGGTCCGTCTTGTACTGCTGAGGATCGAAGTCCTTCAGCTTCTCCAAAGGTGGGGTATGGGTAATCTGCCTACGATTGTTGGGGATCACCACAACATGATCGCCATCGAAGTCAGCACCCGAAAGATGCTGGGCCACCTTGGGATGGATGACCACAACATCCGGAGCCTTACCACCTTGCCCCAATCCCACCAGCTTACGCGCTTCTCGAGACTTGTTGTTTACAACCAACTCGGGAATCTCGAACGTGCCAGCATGGGGATAGCGAACAAGAACAACGCGCTCTCCGTCTTTGAACGTAGGCGCGAAGATCTCATTCGGCTTGATCTTGTTGGAAGGAAGAATGACCTTGGTTGCCTGACGAGGCATGTTCGCAGCCTTGAGATGCACAGCTGCCGAATCAGTCTCATCCCCAAAAGTCTCAAGCAACTTGCGCTTGATCTGAGGATTGGTCAAGGCCTTGATCTCTTCGAATTCCTGACGCCGACGCTCATAGGTCAGATCGAGCTGAGACTTAGCCAAATCAGGAGACTGCTTGGACAAAGTCTGACGAGAAAGATTCCTCGACCACTTATCCCAATCTCCTTCTTCATTGATGATGTTCATCGCCGAAGAGACCTTACCATTCTTGCCAAGGATCTGGCCACCTTCCTTGATGACCGCACCGAACGGATTGTCCTTATCAATCTCACCCGTTCTCGGATCCTTCTTAAGCTCCTTCATGGCGTCATGCTTGTTGCCCGTATTGGACTTGTTGGTATTGAACTGCAGATCCACGCCTTTGGGAAGGTCGTCCTTGTAGACGGCCATACCCTTGAGATAGTGAGATCCATCAACCGCAATACGGACCTGAGCATAATGCGACTTGCCCAGAGAGAGATCCTTCACACCGGGACGGACATAAATAACGCCGTCAGCATCGGCTCCGCCATCTTCCTTGTAACGAATGCCGATACGCTTGGAACTAATGCTCAGAGGAGGCTGAATTCCAAGATCGGTCCAAGTACGACCACGATCTTCGGTCTTCTCGGAGATCTGTCGAATATTGTCACGATTGGCAAACGCTTCTTTCCGCGTTACACCAGGCTTGGTGAGAACCAGGTACTTGGTCATCTCGCCCGTACCAACCTGACGAATATTCACATCGTGGACATTGTAGCCCTGTTCCTTGAGGATGGAAAGAGCGGTCTTGAACTTGTCCGGACTGATGCCCTTACCCGTGGCCGGGTTATCGCCAATCGGAAGATCCTTCTCGACGTGGGCGCCAACATCGACAAATCCCTTTTCGTCGACCTGTCGCTTGAGCATATCGGCGGTCTGCTGTAGGATATCGAGTTTGTCCTGGCGACCGGGCTCGAGAAGGGAACGAACCGTGGATTCGTTAATTCCCATCTGCTTACCGATTGCAGAATAACCCATACCTTTGTCTCGCATACGCTGAGCCTGGCGAATCTTATCCTGCTTGACTTCAGTGACCGCAAGAGACTTCATGGCCCGAAGATCCTGGGTCTTGAACGGGTATTCCTTGGTCGAATATGCCCGAGCAATCTCCGCCTCTGACATTTTGTCGACTTTGCGGTGCTGATCGATGATATCAAGAAAAGTCTTCGAACGCTGCAGCGGAGTTTCTCCCGATCCCCAAGGATATCGGCCCGACTTTCGCTTGATGCCGTAATGGGCCAAATAATCATCATGAGCTTCTTCCGTCATGAGCATTACGACACCTCCTCTCGAAGCCGATTGAGAATTGAATCAAACCGAACAATCTTGTCCATGATCCCCTTGATGAAATATGGATCGGCATCATACACATGAACTTTGCCGTCCTTATAGATTCGGAGTTCGATACCCTTCATGGAGAAAGGATCTATCTCATACTCGAGACAGAATAACGCCGCATAGACTTCGAGCTGGTGCTCGGACACTCGAGTCACACCGGTTTTGAGATCGCTGATTCTTAAAAGCCGATACCGGTATGCGATAGCATCGACCGTACCGAACGCATTCGGAGAATAAAATAGAACGACCTCGGGTGACATCTTGTAATGAATACATTGGTTGATGTACAATCCGACCGTGGTCCGCTCGTCATCTTGCACAATCCCCTCTTCGATACAAATAGCAGCATACCGATGTTGCTCAATTCCTTCCAACGCTGCACGCAAAGTCTTGTATCGAAATGTCAGTTTCTCTTCGTCGTAGTTTATCCAGTGATATGAACTAGGACTAAGAAACGCATGCTGCCCCTCGAGATGCGAATGCTTCTTGAAGCGCAGTGAGCACCTCTCTTTCGTTCTCGGGGTAGATGAAAGCAGCAAACGACATGTCGTTCAAGACTTCTTGATAGTGCCGCTGATTCGGACGTACCGGAGCATCTGCCGAAACCTTTACCTCGAGGAGTGCCCAGCAGTCGCGATACAGAACAGTGAGATCAAGAATTCCTTGAATGTATTGCGGATCGTTCTTCATCACGACACAACCCGGAAACATTCGCTTGAGCTTGCGGATGAGTTTGGCCTGATAGGCACCCTCGGACGGCATCAGAGATTCCCTGTTGCCGCCAGAATAAGAACGCACACAGCGGCCGCGAACAAACAGACGACGAGGATCAAAGAAACAGACGGAATAGGACTCACCTCCTCCAAAAGGGCAAAAAAAGAAAGGGTGACTCTACCCTCCTTCTATTATAAGCCGCGAATTACCTGCGTCCCAGTATCTGAAAAAAATACGAAGTGAATTTACCCTAATCGGGCTCATCATCAGGCGAATATGGCTGCAAATCGAAGTGAACCGTATCACCCGCAGCGATTATTGCTTCCCTGAAAACTGGTGCCAAATGCGCGGCCAAGGTAGTACGATCGGCTTGAGGAAGACGGAATGAGATATTGACTAAAATTTCCGGTTCCATCACATCTCCACGAGCTCAAAACTTTGATAGGTAGGCCATGCCGGGGTATGGTTCTTGATCGAAAGGACAACCTCACGCTCGAGCAACCCATAGCGACACGCAGCCTCCAACGAGTTGCGGAAAACTTCGCCCGAACCAGTCTCTCGGATCTTGGCATTGATAGGGTCGAAATATCGCTCTTCGAATTGCTT